ACCACAGCCGAGGCTGCTTTCTCCTTCTTCAAGAGGGTTGTGAAACTCTTTACCTTATTAGCACAAGCGCGGCTACAATGCTTGCGATTGTATAGTTTGGTTACCCACCGCTTGCTCTGTTGAGTAGATAATAACTGCACAGGGTTGCAGCAGACCTCGCAACGTGTCGGGTTCTGCCTGTACTCAGCTAGTGCTTGTTCAAACTCTGTTTTAGTACTGGAACTACCCACATAGGACTTCCCTGTGACAGTATTCAGCCAACGATAGACACCGAGATTGAAGGGGTTAGCCATCGTCAGAACGAAAGGTCGTCCAGTATCGCAGCTAGGAAACTCGCAGGATTATCCACAGGAGCAGCTTTCAAGCTTTCTCCATTATCTACCTCGTCCCCTGAAAGTCTCATGACCTTGTTTCCTTGTACTACCCAGAAATCACGTGAAGACTCACAGATAAATTGGTTCCCTGCGACCCTTGTTAAACCAAGCGAGGCAATCTTTTGGCGAACCTCCGGCGACAGCGTAGTCTCCGAAGAAAAGTGGTTTTTGGAAAAGACGGACTCTGTGGTTTTACTCCCACCTAGTCCGAAAGATGCAGTAGCACGAAGCTTAGCCATTTTTAGTACCCTCACCAATAGAGGTTCATAGTTCTAAAACTTTTCCCAAGAAAAACCCCGAATTATGATTTACAAACTATGACCCTCTATATCAGAGGGATTCTCATGCAAACGGCGAATAATACAATCTTCAGTTCCCAAGCCGCGCTTTCTGGTGCGTGGCGGAACATCAACAACTGGTTCAATTTCTCCCTACACATCACCGGGCTCGAAGGAAACGTGTGGGTGGAAGCCTCGAATGACCCCACCGTCATGACGGACGGTCCTACCATCAGTGCTCCGGGAACTCCTGTGTTGACCCAGTACACCCCAACAGCAGACAGCCACAAGCAGGGCATCGCTACCACGACCACCTTCTACGTGAAGAACACCTTCGTGACCGTGAACGGTGAGACTGTTGCCAGTGCAGAGGCCAACCTGTCCGTGTTAGCGGGTAACCTTCTCGTAGTTGCATCACCGGTTAAAGACGCTGGCGGATACGCCACCTCGTGGAATACCTATATCAGCACGACCAGCGGTGCTGAAGTCCTCCAGAATCTAGAAGACGGTGCTGTCATCGCACCCCTTGCCTTTGGTAAGACCTTCATTCTCTTGAACGGGGTTCAAAACAGTGGCATTACGGTACCGGGCTCCAACACTTCAGGCTCCCCCAACTCGGGTGTCAGCATCACCGGCAACTTGGCCGCTGTCAGCTATACTCCTCCGGCCCCGGCTGCGGAGTTCAACCAGCTTCAGGTCATCATTGACGCCACGAACCACCAAGCCATGATTAACCCATCGGGTATTATCTGGAATTACATCCGGGTGTGCAAAGACAGCACCGCCAACACGCGGGTGACTACAGGGAATTTGTTTGGTCAGATTGGATGATTAAACAAAAGCTTTTCTGACTTCTCAGTATTATAGAACTACCAAATAAAACCAGTATTATAGCTATGCCGGTTAGCCGGTTAAAGACCATGATGGCTGAGTTGAAAGCAGGCACGTACAAGCATTGGGTTTCTGATCCTGATGCTGTGGGTAGCCTACAAAAAGAAAAGAAGTAGCTAGGCAAATTTCTAACACAAGGGCAGCAACTTCGGTTGCTGCCCTTTTTACCTATCCACAATAAATATGATGCGGCTACCCTCTGGTGTCTCCACTACCTCTTCCATGTGCTCAGGGTAAATCTTGCACAGGGATTTGTAATGCGAAGAGCCCGGAACCGTAGCTACCACATATCGGAACTTTTGGAAAAGAACTTTTACTTTAGATTCCAAGAACGTGGACTTCCATTGAGTGGGGGGCTCGTGGTACATCGGGGCATGGGTCTGTGGTGAATTGACGACGGTCGGAGATAGAGGCAGAGCGTTGTTCAACGCTACCGACCCTCCAAACTCAAACCCTTCCTCAATCATAGGCATTGTCACGTTAGGGTGGCAGATGCAAGCCGTAACCGCAGTGTTCCATTCCGGCTGATGGTAGATGATGAGGGAGTAACGCAGGTCGTTATGTACATTAATTCCCTGCTTGTGCAAAGCATGAGAGCACCAGCGGTCCTCCGCCGTGTCCGATGTCAGTGGTGCAGCGGCGACGATCTGCATAGCACGCTTGCTCAACCAGTAAGCCGCACCTGAAGCCCACGAGGGATTCCCCCCACGGTTCTCCCTACCTGTATAGTCATGCTGCTGCCAGCCAGCTTGAACCAGACGCGGGACTTCTACATAAGTATCGTCGTCCACCTTGCACACATACTCATAGCCGTTGTCGAGCACCCACTGATAGATAGCCTTCATTTTTGCCGGGAGACCAAGGTACCCGTCGTCCACATCGAGGAACACTTCATCCTCCAGCGGTTCACGAGTTGCACCGTTGCCGTAGAATATTTTGTAGTCCACCTTGTACATCGACTTAAGCCACGTCTTGCGAATCTCATCTACCCGATGCTGGTACTTATGGCACGCGACCACCGCCACGATGAACTTAGGGAGAGGTAGGGGAGCCGGAGGCGTGGACTCAGAGCCGAAGAACTCAGAGACCCCGCGCTTACGCAAGAAAATGCGATGACCCAGAGCTTTGGCACGTCCACGGAACGAAGCGTAGCGAGGGTCTTCCTTATCCCGGTTGTAGGGCAGGGTGGTGATATTCACATCGGAGACGGCGACTACCTTCAACTCATGGTCTTTCAGGGTGAGGAACCAGTCACCATGTTCCCCCCCAATTTTCATCCGCTCGTCCCATGGGTATGGACGGATAGATTCTGTACGGGCGAGGAAATAGTTCACTACGAGGTCACATTGGGTGATGTTCCTCGTAATGTTGAGTTTAGTCTGGGCGATATACTGGCCGGGTGCGACAATCAGGTCACCCTCGTACACGTTTCCATCCACGTGTCCGCCAGCCACGTCGATGCTCGGGTCAGCGTCAAGTACCGAGAGCAGGCGTTCGATGCCTCGACGTGCCTCGTCGGTAGAGAAGTCGAAGTCGTCGGAGCCCATCAAAAGGTATTTTGTACGTGTAGCAGCTACCCCGTGGTTTCGTTTCACCGACAGTCCCGAGTCAAACTTTAGGGATATGGTAGCTCCGGCTATGCCGCTGTCGTCTACAACCACCACCTGACATTCAGGAAGGTTCTTTTTGATACCTGCCAAGCAGTCCGCCAAATATCCCGGACGCAGAAAAGATGTAATGAGAATTGTTACATTAGATAGACTCAAATCAACAACCCCTTAGTGACCTTCTCTATATCTTCCCACTCAGTCTCAATATAGGACATGCTAGGCAAATATTTCTTTGACGCATTTTCAGGGTGGATTGTAGCCACCATCAAATCCAATGTGTTAAGGTCTTTCCAGTGCTCTTGCGGGATGCTGCGAAGGAACTTGCAGTCAGCACCGGAGGGTATGTCTTCGAACGGTTGCTTCTCCCACACGCTCCTTCGAGTAGCGAAGGCACCTATCCATGGCTGAGAAGTCCAATTCTGGTAGCGGTAGGCCGTCTCCGTCCCATGGATGTAGTAATACAGGCGGCTGGTTCCGGTTACCCACACATTGGGGTCAGCGAACGGTGCCACTTGTCTAGACACCCTGTCACAACGATAGATGTCATCGTCGTCTACCACAATCAGGAACTCACCTTTGGCAAGCGCACAGCCCTCATTCATCAACTGACCGTGGTTCAATTTCACATTCGGCATCGAAACATACCGGATGCGAGGGTCCTCAGGTAGGAGGTCTTTAATTTGGTCTGTCCCATTATCAACAATTACCCACTCAAGATTTGGGTAGTCCTGTGACAAAAAATACCCCACACAGCGCGGCCAGAACTCGCGGCGGTTGTAGGTGGGGGTGATACACGAGACGAGGGGTTTAGTACCTTCCACCTAACCCCTCCATATAAGCCGCAATAGCCCTACGGTACTCTGCTTGGTACCTATCTGTTTTTTCTTCGTGTGACATATGCAGTAAATACCCAAAATTCTAACTACCAAATACTAGGTAGAAACGAAACTCTCTTTAGGAGACCCCTCAGATGGCAATTTCAGTTGTTCAGAAAGCAAAGAATTTTTCAGCGTATCAGGTAAAGCCGCTGACGGTGACCCTCCCAGCAGGGACAACCGCAGGTTCGTACCTCGCTGTTGTTGTTGAAGCATCGAAGAGCGGGGCTCCCTTCAACCTTGGCTCCTTTGGTGCCCACATCCCCAACCCTATCGTCACCGACGACAAGAGCAACGTCTACACGACTGTTGACAGCATCGTAGGCGTGTCGCAGGAAGCGAACGGTATCAACAACCCTGATGCGTCGGGCTTCTTCCCTTCGGCCTACATCTATGTCGTTGCCGCCGCGACTGGTACTCAGAACATCTCCATTGGTGCCTTCTACCCGGACGAATACATCTCGCCTATTCAGCCGGGTGGCAACCTCGCTTCGCCGCCTAACGTCAACGGTCGCCCGGTGTTCGACGGTGGTCTGCACGCTCAGGTGTTCGAGGTAGCTGGTCTTGCGACCGGTGTTGACGTTCACGGGCATGGTACCACGTATGGCTCAACTCCGCTTGGTGCTGGGTTATTCACTACTTCTGCCGTCGCTGGTATCATCATCGAAGCTGGTATCCTGATTGACTCGGCGACCATCTCCCCAGACACCAACGTCAACTCCGTATTGCAGTATTCGCAGCGGCTCAACGCTTCAACCTTCATGGTTCAGACCCGCATCACGGGTGGAGCCGTGACAAATGCTGGCTTCGGCAACGCGCTGAAGTATGGCGGAGCGGTCGTGGGCGTGGCTCTGAAATAGCCTGTTATAAGTTCTCACAAAATAGCCCCCTATAATAAGGGGGCTATTTTTTCATGTACATACAAGCTAAAAGTACAGTATTTAGGTAGTGTAGGTGATTACAGGCACACTTCGACTTATTACTAATCTACCTGTAATTTTTAGATTTGTCAATAACAAAGGAAAAAATGGCGGGAGTGGCGGGGGTTTACATATGGTTGAACTTGGTGAACGGTAAAGTATACGTCGGGTCAGCCAAATTTATACCCAGAAGAAAGTCCGCTCACCTTAGAGCCCTGAAGTTGGGGAAGCATCATAGCCCTCATTTTCAAGCGGCGTGGGATAAGTATGGTGAAGCTGCGTTCCAATTTGGAATCGTGGAAGAAGTCCTTGATGAGCTTTGGCTCCGGGCGAGAGAGACGGTTTGGATTAAACAGCTACGGTCAGCCGAGTCTGTCTATGGGTACAACATCGCTCGTGACGGCTGGACTGCGGCTCAGCTTGAGCCCACAGAACGTCGCCGGGAAGCATGGAAGAAGAATGGTGAGCGTAAGAGGGGTGTTCAGGACCCACCTGAGGTTAGAGCTAGAAAGAAAGCGGCAAGTCAGGGTAGAACGCCCCCAAGTCACCTGAACCATAAACACAGCGAAGAAACCAGAGCTAAAATGCGTGCTGCATGGGCGCGAAAGAAAGCTCGTGGGTATACGTCACCTGTAACTTTTACAACAGCCGGGAGACCCTCTTGGAATAAAGGAATACCCCCTTCCAAGGAATCCCGTCAGAAACTATCCATTTCACTAAGACTAAGCTGGACTCCTGAACGCCGCGCTGCACAAGCAGAACGGGCACGCAAACAAGGCTTAGCAAATTCAAAAAACCAACACAAAATCGGAGCTACGGAGCCGCGTTGTGTTGTGGAGGTGTCGTGATGAGTGAAAATACTCCTTACTTTCGATAGCGTGACCAGTGCCAGAGCTATGCTTCTGAGCGAGGATGAGCAACTAGAAGGCGCGACCACCATTAGCTTGGAGACGCAAGCCGACCTAGCTGAGGAAGACATCCTCAGTTTCATTAGCGAGAACTTTGAACGATTCCTGCGGACGCTCCGCTTCCTGAAGAAAGAAGACCAAGAACTTCTCCTCAGCTACTATCTGCTGTCGAAGACTCAGTCCACCCTCGCCCTCATCCACAAGTCAACGCAGACCGTTTGCAGCTTCCGTATCCGCATGGCGGTGAAAACGCTGGGCACATTCATGATGGTGGGGGAGCCCACCGAAGAACTACTACATGAGGTCTTGGAAAAGGCTGGGCTGGAGAACTCACTGGAGCCGCTAGGCATCGAATCCCCGTCGCCGAAACCCCGACTCTCCACGGTTGTGATGGAGTATGTCAGGACTCGCAACTTCCAACAGGTAGCAAATCACTTCGGGCTACACCGACCAGATGTACGTCGGGCTATGAGCAGGGCATCCAAGGCTCTCATGGACTCCAAGGACGGCAAGGAAGCTGCTGTGGCAGCGTGGCTACACTCACTCATCGACAAGGTATCACCGGTTGGAACCGGGTTCTCTAAACGCAAGGCACAGAAGATGGGGCACATATACATGAAATCTAGTGCAGTTCTCGGTCAGTTTAGGGTGAATATCGAGGACCCTGACTTTTCACAATGGTTCGTTTCGAGAGCCAGCAGGTAGACATATTTCCGACTGACCTCGCTCGAACTCCGAGTCGAGTGTCGGGTTTGGTGGACTGGGGCGGAGTCGAACCGCCATCGGGTCCCTGTCATCCCCATAGACAAGCCATCTAGCCGTTCACTTTCCGTTTCTTCTTGTCGATTCCCGGCCCTGCTTCGGCGGACGGGTTGATCTTCTCTGCCTTGGCTATCTCTTCCACCGCGAAGTATGCTCCGGCCATCGAACCTTCATAGCAGTTGATGCCGATGGGATTCCGTCTCTTCATCTCCGTCCAGAGGGCTCGGATGCAGCACGCCAGTTCGAACCATGTCATGTCTTGGCACTGGGTGAGGAAGGCATCGACCTTCTCACCTACTACGATTTCGCTAGGCATGGTGTGCGCCTCCTAAAGACGCGGGAAATCGAATATGTTGTTGTTCGTGCGCGACCATCCACAATCGCAGATAGAGTCGTGGAAAGCGATGAGTTTTTCGTCGCGCTGCTTCAACTTCAACAGGTCGTTGCGCTGCTTCCACAGGTCGTTGCGCTGCTTCCACAGGTCGTTGCGCTGCTTCAACAGGTCGTCGCGCTGCTTCAACAGGTCGTCGCTCTGCTTCCACAGGTCGGCCAACCAAGTTGGCATATCGGCAGGAAGAATTTCACGAAACAGTTTCTTCCGCAGTTCGATCTGCCAAGGCTCTTCTACTCTCGCCTTTGTTGTGTTGATGGTTTCGAGCCGTGAAGCATAGGACTCACCTAAAAGCTCGATAGGGAGACTCGCTTCGTGATGCGCGTGCAATGCTACGCAGGTTGCCATTGGTTTGCGCCTCCTAAAGACGCGGGGGTGGTGCGGGGCTAGGCGGCGATATTGGAGTAAGTGATGTGGTTGGCCAGGTCGGAGATTTCCTTCTGCCACCCTTCGTCAGCGATGAGTCGGGCCACCAAGAGAAGAATGCGGATCACAAGTTTTTGGCGGGATGTCATTCTGTAACGCCTCCTAGCGTTGGGGTGATGCTGTTGCTTTTGTATTCCTAGCGGGATTCGAGCCTTCGCTGCAAATTGTTCTTTACTCAGTCTGAGTTTGAGTCGTGCAAGCTCAACAAAACGTGCAAACGAAACCCGTGCAGCCAGAGCATCCGTCCCGACCAAACTTGTGTTCTCGATGGCCGGGATGCCCATATGTCCTGCGGCGATGAATGCTCCATCTTCCTCTGCCGCCATCTGGATGATCCATGCATCCTCCTCATCCCTCCTCATGACGTTCCTCCCTTCGTCAAAAACTCGGTTGCTTTCTCTGGGGTCAGCTCGAAATACAGCAATCCTTCACCGTCGCGCTCTGCTTCTATCGGCTGCATCTTGCAGGTATTTCCATAAAACCATTCCGGCTCACCCTTGTTCTGCCCCTTCGGGATCGAATGTGTGCATCAATCAATCCCACCTCGCGGTTTCGGTATCTAGCAGGTGGATGTGCATATCCTTGAGATCGCCAGCCAAAAGCAGTAAGCCGTTCTTGACCGCTTCGATGCGCTCGCGCTCCTTCTTGGTTCTCGCTGTGGCCAGTGCGGAGTTACGTAATTCGGCTTGAAACTCAATGTAGCGGATCACCTCCGCTTTTATGGCTGTTCCCTTGATGAAAATCATTGCGTCTCCATTCGGTTGGGTGCGTTCTTGATTGTTGGTTGACTCGGTGCTGCGGTGTCGCCTGTCCAGCCCCATGCACGAGCCATAGCTACAAGCTTGGGGAAGGAGGGTGCTGTTACTCGCTTGGTTGTCGGGTTCCACTTGTGCAGCTTCGCCAGTGGGAGAGCCCTATAGTCCACGAAGACTGTCTCGTTCAGAACTGCATTGTATCCGACCCAGCCTGTCAGCAGCCAGAAGCACTGGTTGGCACATACTCCGAATCCGATGGTACGCTTCGAGCCGCAGAGCACGCAATGTGATACTTCGATGTTCCTGCGACCGACCGGGCGTACTGTAATCCTCATAAAAGCATCTCCTACTTCTCAGTATACCAAGCACATCGCTCTTTTGGTTAGTTTTTTTTGAAAACTATTTTCTCGGTCGTACCGTTAACCTTTCTGACTATTGACCTCTTTAGTAGAGGTTCATGATGACAATGCGCTATACAGTGTACCGAACACAGAACATCGCTAATGGCAGGTACTACTTTGGGGTTCACAAAACGAGAGCCCCCTATGATGGATACTTAGGGTCAGGTACGATATTGATGGGTGCAGTGAAGAAGTATGGCAAACAGGCGTTCATCAAGAACGTGTGCTTCGTCTTTGACAACGCAGAGGAAGCTTTTGCAAAAGAGTTCGAACTGATTGAGACGTACAGGGAAGACCCGCTCTGCTACAACCTGAGACAGGGAGGAAGTGGAGGTTTCGACTACATTAACACCCATGAGTTGAGACAAGGCACCCCTTATCTCGGGAAAACTCACTCTAAGGAAAGCAAGAAACTCATGAGCGATACTAAGAAAGGAAAACCCAGTCCATTTATCAATAGGTATCATACGGAGGGGGCTAGAGCAAAGAACCGTAAAGCGCATACGATTAATCTACAGGGGCAACATTTTGGCGATGTCACCGCTATTTCCATTGTTAGCTACTCATCTACTAGAGCTAATTGGAGGGTTAAATGTGGGGTATGCGGGGAAGAAGGGATTGTGCGGAGTAGCCGGGTGCTAAATGGAGACTCCAGCTTTATGAAGCAACACAATACTTGCGAAGACCCTCCACTTCAGATGCGATAGCCGTAGGCGTCGTAACGCTCACCGGGGGTGTGGTAGTTGGCGTAGCCATAGTTGGCGATGTGTCCCTCGTGGCCGGGGACAACCTTCCATACGGTGGCGGTCTCGGGCTTGCCCTTCTCATCCAGCTTGCCGGTCGGGGCGTACCCGGCGTGGTACTCATGGCGGTCACAGGCGAGGCAGTGACGCTCGTCGCGGTAATCCCACCCGCGCTCTTTGTTGTAGAGACCATTGTTACTTGCACAGGTGCGTTGACCGGGTAGGTTCACTGCGTCACGACCACACGCCATGGCCTTCGAGGACGATGCGGGTGTTGGTCACGCGAACGACCTTCTTCACCTTATCGCGGGGCGTGTAGCGGTTGCCCACCCAAATGTCGTCGCCCTCTTTGATTTTGATGATGCGGGTTGCGTCCATAACAGCCATGACAGGTCTCCTAGAAACGAAAGTTCACAGATTGTGAAGCATTACATCTTGATGTCTTCGATGCTGTCGAACAGGTGGACACCGGGCTCCAGCTTGTTGATGTCAGCGGTGGGCTCTGGCTTGACTCGGTGGTCAATGACCTCAGGGCCTCCCGTGATGACTACTAGGAACTCGTTGTCGTCTTCAAGTGCAGTTGCTTTGATTACGATTGGGTCTTGCATGGTTTTACCTCACTTCATGGATACAACCGGAAAAGACCACCCGGTCGCCGGATTTTCATTCCAACCTACAGCCTTGCCGTTCTCAAGTTCCCACCAGCAGTGGACGTTCATCTGAGGGCCGGGGAACTCTTTCCAGCCGTCTTCCTCGCGAACCCGGCTGTATTCTTTCACCACCGGGACATCCCACGTACTAGCTCGACGTTGCTGATGAGCTTCTTGATGCCGTCGTTGATAGTCTTCAGGCTCATGGTTAGCTCACGTAGGCGGTGATTTCATAGTCGCCCGATACTTCCATTTTGTACCACGACAGGCAGAGCCAAGTGTTGACACCGACCTGCTCGTTTACCCGGCCTTCACGACCGCAGTAGATTCCCTCTTCCATGCCCTTGAGACCAGCCTGATTCAGGATGGCGTCGATGTCGGCGATGGGGATGAAGCGGTGGTAGGTCGCCATCGCGGCGAGAAGCTTGTTCGCAATCTTACGGGCTCGGGTTTCGTTCACGTTTGCCATGTCTGTAGTATACGGGACTAACCACGGTTATGAACAACTATTTTGGAAATTTTTACTGTCCGCCGTTCTTGGCGACCATGATGGG